TCAATCCTTCTAAATTTATTGAATCTATATCTTTCAATGTCTTGCCACCAGCAAATCCTCTTTTTAAATGACCATCTTTTACAGTCATATAATCCCAAAGATCTTCACAATCTTCTTTACTAACATATGCACCTTGATTCAAACGTGTCCAAACTCTATATGCATTTAGCATTTTATTCGGCAGCAGCTCCTGCGCTTTAGCTTCAAATCTATAACTCATTCTGTATAAGTGATCACGTATTGGTTCTAACATTTTATTTGTGCGAGTCAATAACAACCAATGATCTCTATGTAAAGGTAGCTCTGTTAAACGTGCGTTCATATTTACAGATCCCTCACGTTCTGTAGGTGTCCATTTTTTTTCTAAACGTTGACCCATGTACGGAAAGATACTTGTAGCCAGTTTATGTACAGCTCTAGGAACTCTAACCGATTGTATTTGTGGATCAAACTCACCTTTTAATTCTATAAATATTTTTGCTGAAGCCCCTTGAAAAGAATAGATCGTTTGATCATCATCCCCTGCAATGTAAGAACGAGCACACTTACTTTCTATGTAAAAAAACATGTCCCATTGCAGAGGACTTAGATCTTGGGCTTCATCGAGGAAAACGCAGTG